CTGCTAATATCCCTAGCTAAGTTGTAAGAAGCCTCTGCACCAGCGGCAGTCGGACTTATATTTCTAGGTTTCCTGTGTGAAGACTTACCTCTAGGTCTACCCGCACCAACTATAAAACCAAAGCTAGTTATGTACGCACCAGTGTCAACAAAAGGTATTGAGAACCTTACAGCATCATCAGCTATGTTTTCTAAAAGTTGCCTAGTTTCGTTTTCAACACCTTTCTTAACTTGCTCAATCTGAGATTTTAAGTCTGACTTGTTGACTTCAAAAGTTACCCTCATTACTCTCTAACCTCACAGCTATAAAGTACAGGTATACCATTAGAAAAGTGTGTTGTTACATTAGTTATAACAACCTTATCACCAAGTCCCGTAATTTCATCACTGTCAAAAGGCTCTACAGTCAACCCCAAAGCAGGGATTGCTACTTTCTTAACACCCCTTCGTATCTCAGAGTTACCCTCAACACCTACTAGAGCATCGTACATATATGCAGTTATTTCATGTTCAGTGACACTACCCCCTGCAAGCGAACCTGTCGCTGGGTTGTAAGTACCGTCTGAAACTTTACGCAGTACTAGGGTCAAACCATGACGCTGCACCAGTCTTAACAAGTTGTAGGGGTTCATTGCAGATCCTATTCGTAATCGTAGTACTGTTCGTCAACCTTAAATTGGTCCTTATTGAATGCGGGTCTTACACGGGTTGTATCTTCTCTAACTGTATCAACAGTGTTTCTAGTAATACCACCAGCCTTAACTCCAAGTAGTCCACCTGTTTTCTGTGCTTGATACTCTAGTGCCTCTGCTAACTCTAGGTAATGAGCTTGTAGCTGTGAACTACTCTCTTTTAAAGCACCACTGATTTCTACGTCTACGTTACGTGCATACTTAGCAGCGATAGTACGACAGAGAAAGGCCCCAGCGAAATATGTGTTGTTGTTAGCCTGTCCAAGAGCAAAGTTAATCTCTTCATCTTGTACTTGCGGATCTAGCTCATTAGTGTCCCCCATGAGGAACCTAGTAGCATTTAAACGACCAATATCTGTTGTCGTATTTAGGTTTCGTTCATCGTAGGACCAAGCCATGTATTATACCTCTAATTCACCATAGTTTCTACGCCAAGACCGTATCAAGCCTCTTTGCTTATCTAATATCTTAGACTTCTTACACTTTTTCTTAGTAAATGCTTGTTCAGTAGATGTTTTAGCTTTTACTTTACGGTTAATTTCATCAACCAAAGCATTTAAGCCATCTGAGTCCAGTGACTCTAGCCCATCCCCTACCTTCATGTTACTAGATAATTCTTCATTGTGGTATAGAAAGCCCATGTTATAAAGCTGCATTACTTTATCTGTGGCTACTCCCACTTCCTTCCAAGGGAAATGATCTTGTCGTGACCAGTTTCTACCATTGGCATTAAATTCCATCTTGACGAATACGGGCAGGTCAAATTGAAAAGGTAAGTTATACATTGTCAGATCCTATATATGAATAGGGTGGGAACCTAAGCCCCCACCCCAGTAACATTAAGCTACAGCGTTTACGAACAAGTAACCCAAGTCAGCGCCAGTGACTTTCATGTCATAGGCCATTTTAACTTGGATGTGTTCAGCAACCTGCATACGCTTCAATGCATCGTCTGAGTATGACTCAACAGTGATACCCAAGTTGTTTGCTGATGGAATGTTGTTCCATGCAAAGGTTCCACCCGCCATTGGCGTCATCAAGCCAGCGTTAGGTGCCTTGTGTACCAACAGAGCATGTTTACCACCGATAAAGCCGTTTGACTCAGCTACACCTTCGGCAGAAGCGTTTGAGACAGCTTCCATGACGTAGAATGACTCTACTTCAAAGATTTCTGCCAGTTTAGCATCCGTAATCAAAGCAGTGTTTGTTACAGTTGCGCCACCGTTCAAACGTGCCAGAATGTCTGGGTGGTTAATCAGCTTGTCACGAACCTCTTTACCTACAACCATGCAGTTTGGCTTGAAGCCACCTGATTTAAGTTGCATTGCACGACGGGCGGCAGTTACAGCTTGGATTGGTGTAGAGTTAGTGTAGTCTGACCACTGTGATGTGCCTGACAATGTGTTGTCTGTTCCCCAAACACCAGCCTTAAAGAAGGTGTCAGCAAACTGCTCTTCACGATGGATCAACAAACGGTTGGTCAATGTCTGTGCGCCAGCGGAACGGATGTCCAAGGCTGCATCTTCGTTAGCAAGAGTTTGCTCATCGAAGTCCATACCAAGGCCATATACGTCTGCAAAGTAGCTGTCGGTTGACAGTGACATGCCGATACGGTTTACTTCTGTACGAGGAGCTAAGGCTTTAACGTCCCCTGTACGGTTCATGTTATCACGGTCATAGATGTAGTACTTGTCTGATTGACGCTCAACGCCAACTACAGGAAATACTTTATCAGCGATGAACGCATTTTGATCTTGAGCATAAGCAATGGTCAAGTTTGTAAGTGGCTGGTCAATATGGACCGCACTTGGTGTCAACATAGGCATTTAATTATTCCTTTCTAAGCAGCTTACGCTACTACATTGCCGCCTTGGATAAGTTCCATAGCGAAGATTTGACCGTCTACGGCGTCTTCCAGAGCGTAGCCCATTACTACATCACCAGCAGCAGCAGTGATTGCGTCACCAGCAGCGTCTGTTTGTAGTTGATCGCCAGCAGTGACTGATGCGCCAGCTTCGACCATTACTTTGCCTGTCATTGCCACAGTTGCAGCAGCGCCAGCAGTTGGCTTGTTCAATAGAACACCTAAAGCACGTTCACCAGCAGCGTCAGCCAAGTCAATTTGACCATCTGCTTCAAGTGTAACGAATTTAAATTGTGCAGCCGACAAATCTTCGCCAGCTACGTGAGTGCGTGTATCACGGCTTTGCATTACAGCCATTTTTATTCCCCCTTATAGGATTTTGTAATGAGTGCTTTACCATTTTCTGTCTTTGCGACAGCAGCGTAGGCTCTAGCATACTCAGACTTCTTCATTGAGTTTTCATCCATGTAGGATTTAACCATTGCGTCAAGTGCATCAGCAGCAGAGCTAAACTCTCCGTCTGCATCAGACTTTCCAACTTCTTCCATCTTACCTGCGAACACACTGTCAGCAGCTTTCAAGACGTTCATTACAGCTTCATCGTCAGCATGTTTAGCGACAAGTGACTTAGCAACGTCTACATCAAAGTGAGGTAGGGCTTCTGTTGCGTTCTTGGTCAACTCTGCGTCTGCCTTAGCAACCTCTGCCTCTTCCAAGGCTTTCAAGATTACTGCTGGAATGTCAGCTTTGTTTACTTGCTCACCTTCGTACTCTAGGTACTCAGGCTCTGCTTTCTTTTCGATTGACTCAGCTTTGATTACAAAGCCATTGTCGATAAGAGCTTTACGCAGATCTTCGTTTTCTGCTTTCAGAGTTTCAATTTCTAACTCTTCCACAGTTGCAGCGTCTGCTTTTTCCATGTCTTCGTCAGCCATCTTCTTGGCGTCATCGTATGACATGCCTTTATCCATATTCTCACGGATTTTATCACGAAGTGCTGGGGGAAGTTTATCTAAATTCTTCTCTTGCTCTTCTGTCATTTTATATGCTTTTTCCATTGTTTCCTCTTCGGAATTGTCTCTCTTGAACAAGGATACCATAGCCTGTGCATTGGCTGGCCGATCAACCAGAGATAGTTCGTCAAGTTCAAGTTGTTTTAGTAAATTAGGCATCATAATCCTCCTTTACGGCTCGACCACCAATACTAAAGGCGGCTAATTCACCAGTCTTGACCTTTTCCCAAACGTCATCGTTGTAGACCTTAAAGGCTACTACCCAACCTTCACGGTCAGACTGGATGCCAAGGGCTTCGCCAATCTCTTTGGTGACTGGCATAGAATGAATAACCGCCCCAATTTGATCCCCCTTGTGCATTTCTTTACCGACACGAACATGCTCCATAAACTTGTTTACGGCACGTACAAGCGTGTCTGGTTCGATAACATCCCCTTGGCGGTCAACTACAGCTTCACCCTTTTCGGTTACTACTGAGGCCCAACCATAGACCATACGCTGTTCTTCGTCGGCCTTTAGGATCTTACCCTCTATATCTTTTGTCATACTTCCCACGGTAGCTCCACTCCACATTCTGCAAGACCAGTACCTAGCGGAAGTCTTGTCTGTTGCTGTATCACAGGAATGCCTAGAGCGGAAATTGGCTCTTGCTTTTGGATCATCCCTACGAATTTCCATATTAGGGTCCCCGAAGGTAACTTTCTTAGTCTTATCCCCATCTTTTACATACACACCAAACTTCTTACTAGAACCCGCTGGTAATCGGAAAGGTTTGTTTAGGGGTTTGTCTGCTTTATCGACATAGTAGCCATCGTCCATCTTCTTAGTGCTAGATGGGTGAGCAGCAGGTAGTAGGTCTTTGTCGTGCTTGGCAGACTTAGATCCAGCTACAATCTTTAAGAAGCTGTTTACTCTAGCCATTGCCCATTGTTCTGGGCTGCTAACATTAGGCCTTACGCTGGATGGGTTAGTTTTGTAAGCACCCACACCCCTGTTATACACAGACTGCAACATGCCAGTCGTGACCTTGTATTTGGACTTAGCATTATGTTCTTTTACTTTTGCAGCTAACCCTTTTGCCATCAGTCTAGGTCCTCTTGTATGATAATTGTAAAATAACCTTTGTTAGGAAATGTCTCTACAGACAAGTCTGCGTAAGTAACTTCAAACTCTCCGTAGTAAGTACCTGCTGTATCTGTATCGCCAGAGGACCATGCGTACTCTATAGCACCACTGTCTTCATCTGTTACAGTTGCGGGTGCATCTATTTTTAGGGTACTAGCACCGTAGGCTTTCATATGAAACCTTACCGCATTGTAACCTGAGATATCTACAGCGTTGCCATCTACGTCTTTTATAGTAACACCTAGCTTCGGTGCGGTATCGTTAGTTTTAATCCTAAAGGCCATTATCCCACCTTAATTCTATTGCCAGTTGTTATTGTTGCTGAGTTTGCACCAGTTGTAAAATCAGACCTGTTACCTATCTTCTTTTTACCCCCAACTATCACTCTTGGGAAGGCTGGGTTGAAGTATGGTTGACCAAGTACATGTGGTTCACCGTCTGTATCAGGTCTTCCTAAGTTGTGATCCCCTGTCTTTAATGCACGATCAGCATATATCTCGCCAGTTTCTATTTCAAGAGGGTCTAGTGTGTGTCCTTGAACAAACGGACCATTAGACGCAAAGATAGCGCCCGTTATCAAATTGCCTGTACTTAGTGTTTCTTCTTCCGACATAGTACAAGTGTCTAAATCAACTGAACCTGTTACAAACGTAGCACTGTAGACTTTATGATCTTGTAGGAAGATTACGTTGTCTAGGTCTACTGCACCAGTGGAAATGTCTTGACCGTCAACCTTGTGATCTTGGTTAATCTGGGGGTTTCCAAGTACAGGGTTTCCTGTGTCAACATCTGATGTGCTTAATGTCTCTTCTTCCGACATAGTGCAAGTGTCTAAGGTAACTGTCCCTGTTACAAACGTAGCACTGTAGATCTTATGGTCTTGATCTATTTCAACAGTACTGTTTACAGGAGATCCAGTTGCCAGTTCACCTGTTTCAAAGGTTTCTTCCTCTGACATAGTACAAGTGTCAAGGTTAGGTGATGCCGTTACAAAAGTTGCACTGTAAACTTTGTGGTCCTGTTCAATAACCGTAGTACCCATTCTGGGTCTATCACAAGTTATTACTATGGCAGTTAGAGTTTCTTCCTCTGACATAGTACAAGTGTCAAGGTTAGGTGAGGCTGTTGAAATGTCTTGTCCATCAAGTGTCTCTTCCTCTTGCATAGTAGTAGAAGAAACAGAAGAGGCACCAGTAGAAATATCATTGCCATCTAACACTATGTTGTGTACAAGAGGTGTTGAGCTTACTGTAGGGGAACCTGTTGTAATATCATTACCATTCAGTGTTTCATCTTCTTGCATTGTAGTAGAAGGCACTGTGGGTGATGCTGTTGTTATTCCACCGTGTTGTAATTCGTGACCTTGAGTAAAATCAGCAGTGTCTAAAGAAGGTACACCAGAGCTTAGGTCAGACGTTGAAAAAGTTTCGTCCTCTGACATAGTACAAGTATCTAGGTCTACTGCACCAGTAGAAATATCTGAGGTGCTGAGTACAGCATTATAAACCATCAAAGCAGAAGGTACAGATGCGTTTGCTGTAGTTATGTCTAGTTTAGCTAGTCCATGTATCTGCAAGAAAGTAGCTTGTGCAACAGAAGGGCTACCAGTAGTTACAGCTACCCCTACAAGCTCATATTTTTCTTGTCCCATACTTGCAAAGGTATGAGATGAAAATGGACTACTGCCAAACATTTATAGCTCCTAGATTACATCACCCTCATAACGTGAGGTCCACATTGTCAAACTATACTTAACACCAGAAATAAGAGGTTTAACAAGGTGTCCATGAGTTACTTGACTTGGAAACAACAAGCAAGCTCCATTCACAACACTTTCATTGTTAAACTCTTGTCTAGGAAAAACTAGCTCTGCACCATAGTAGTCGCTATTCAGCTTAACACTACCTGTAACTAGAGAGGCATCTGTATGATGACCTAAGCTAGTTTGAGTGTCCGTAGAATATCTCATAACAAAAGCATCACGAAGACCAATATGCTCCATAGGAAACCAGTGTTTTTCTGATATGCTACCTAGTTTTTCATTCCATATGTGTTCTATCTCATCCCACATACCTAGTTCACTAACTCTAATTTCCTGTGCTGGAAACTTATCACCCTCTAATGACTGCCACTTTCCTAATGCATCTGCCTTTTGTATAATCTCTTTACACTTGTCTGACGTAAGTAATGGCGTAATAAGTATATCGGATGATACCTCTTTATACTCTAAGGTATTAAGGTATCCATATCTATTAACTATCCTAGGAGACTCAACTTCTTCTTTTTTGTAGCCTAGGTCTGTTACTATGTTATTAAAATGCTCCTTAGCACCTTCATCTCCGTTTCCATGATACACTAGTGGTCTTGTGCCTGTTCTTAGATTTTTAAACTCGCCATCTACAACATAAGCCTCAAAATCAGTACATTGAAATAAGTCAGCATGGGTGTCTAGTTTTATGCCTTTTGAATTAAGTATGTACCTAAGCTGCATATACTTTTGGTCATCTTCACTGTCACCTATAGGGGAAGAGATAAACTTTCTTATTGCACCCAACCTGCCAATGTATAGTCCACTATTTAAATACCTATAGGGATCATCTGTTTCTGGAAACTGGTCTGACAAAGCCTCAATAGGCCAGCAACTTGACTCAGCAGAAAAAAGGATGTCGCAGTCAAACTCTAAGAACTTGTTTACTATACTTATAATAGATTCAAATACAACTACGTCATACCCGTCCACAAACAACACTATGTCACTGTCTTTTACAACTTGAGTTTTTAACTCTCTATCAATCCAATCCCTGACAAGGTTTACTTTTTGACCACCACCTTGAGTAATCATATCTCCACCAGACCATCTTGTATTAAACTCTTCTATTAAATTTGTATAACCAAAATTGTGCTTTAATACACTCTGTCTTAGTGGAAACATAAGGTCTTTATTGTCACCAACAGTTAGTACATGAACTGTTGAAAAATTTGAAGTTACATCAGTTTCTTCCATCGGGTATTCCTTAAATTATCGTACTTGGCCTAACGTGTCGGCCTATTTGCTTAACTACCTCTTCGGGATAGAAGTAGTTTTTCATATCTTTTAATTTTCTAGGCACCCACTCATCCGTAGGAATTATGTTGTCGCTAAACCCTCTAACTAGAACTTCGGCGGTTGCTGGTGTAATGCAATAAGCGTGACAATTATACCAATAACCAAGAGTATTAAACCTGTATCCCAACCAAACACTGTCATAAACCTTTAACAACTCATCCACTTGACCCGCATCTAAGTGGTGGTATATAGCGTCCTCTTCAAGGATTATACCATTCTTACCTAATTCACATATGCTCTCCCAAGCTCTGAGGTGGCTCACAGCGCACCCAAACTCAGGTAGTATTAGTCCCCTACCTAAAAGTGGATCTTCCCACTCTGTAGACCTCTTACAGCCTGTGTCAGCCTCTACAGTATCCCAGTCCTTACCTCTAGCATCGTAAGCGTGTCCGAATAGGGATATCTGATAAACTAACGCCATCTTGGACCCCACCACCAAGAAACAAGACTCTTACGAACACCTTTCGTAACAGGGGTCACTCTGTGAGTAAGATAACTAGGGAATACTAGCACAGTGCCTTTTACTTTGGAGTATTCATTTGGACACTCAACTTCTCCAAACTCAAATTGACCCCCTTCATACTCATTTGGGTCACTTAGTTGAACTGTCATGCTTAATTTTCTATCAGACAGCATCCCCTCATTCCAGTCTACATCACCATGCCAATCATAGTGTCCACCTTCTGACGCATGGTACTCAGTATATTGAATTTCTGCATTTCCATCAAGGTTTACATGTAGAGCTTGGACGTTAGCGTGATGTATATAAGGAAGTAAGATGTTTCTTATCTGCTCATTGCTCTGCTCAATCCACGAAATTTTACTAGATCTTACATCTTGCGACAAACTGTTTTCAAACACTTCGCCTTGGTGCAGCTTTTTACTACGGCCTGTTTCAATTATAAATTTAACCTGTTCGTCGGACAAGGAACCAACAAACATCTGCCAACTTTGTCTTATATTTTCCATTTATTGCTTCTCGCTAATCTTAAAAGGTTGTCGGATTCTTTTGCCCTTTTGAATAAGCTGTAAGAAAATGAAAGTGGTCTATTAGGTATAAACTCTTTTATCGCCGTACTTCTTTTACAAACTCTATCTGCTTCGTCGGGCCACTGAACAGTGTGAAGTTTTATTTTATTTGTAGTATGAAATTTTAAATACATCAGGGGATCTCCTCTTTTTACAAAGAAGTTTTCCCCCACTATACTTGAGAAGTTAATAGACCTAAACCACTTTGATATATCAAACCTTCCAGAAATTCCGTATATGTTTGAACTGTGCAAATACGGGGGTAATTGCTCTACATCAACAGGTTTGTCAGAGAATAAATAAAAGTAACCGTCAACTAAGGCTTGAGCTATATGGTCATATGGCACATCATTGTTTAATGTAGGTTGTGACCAGACCTGTCTACCAGCAATAACTAGAGGTGCATCACCCTCTCTTCTCATAACAACAAAATCTACAGGGGAAGGTAAAGCATACATGTTTCTCATAGAAGCCATAAAAGCAGGGCATTTTCTAGTAGTGTAGTCACCTATACTATCATGCAGACTTATTACAGACTTAGACAAAGGAATTAGTTTTTCCCAGAACATCTTTAGATCATGGTTATGTCTAGGGCCATAATAAATGTTAGTCATCTTTTCTTGTGCCAGTTATTTATCTTGTAAAAGTCTAGCTTTGAAACTTCCCAATTATTCCAAAAGTTTTTCCATTTTTTCTTGTCTATCAAGGAAACCTTCATTGAGGGGGAAGATCTTTTTATAGGTATGCAGTTTATAAGAGGGGTTCCTTTTTTAATAACCCACTCACCTTCTTCTGACCCCCTCCAAAAGAAAGGGAAGTTTACATGAGAATGGTAACTGTCGGTATCCACAATACCAGATACTATTTCTAAGTTTGACCACCTATTTAAAGGATTTGTAAATAGCATTGACCAACCTTTAGGTGTCTCTATCAACCAAGGGTTATTTAACTTACCTATAAATTTCCCAACCTTGTAGTCTTCTACTGGTGAACCCTTTACTTGACCTACATCATGTGTACCAACTTCATTTCCACCATAGCCACTCTCACCCTCTTTATAGTCTGAGGAAGGTTCAGTGCTAAAAGAAACCTTTAAACTTTTAGATCTTTTAAAGTAGCTTGCAACACGACCTGTATCATCAAAAGGTTTTCCAAGGTATTGCATAGCCATTTCGGGGTTAGGTACGTCCTCTTCAAATAAAGTATTACCCTCAGTGTCATAGAACTGCACAGGGTAGTAGCAAACTACAAAGAAATCCCTCCATGCTGGTATTATGTAACCACAACTAATTGCATCCAAGAAAGGCACACAAGTTTTTACAGTTCTTCCAAACCTAGGTGCATCTGGTATCGCATGTTTAGGTAGTTTTTTAAACCAACTAGGAATAAACCTTTTAGACTTTTGTGGGTGAGGTGATACGTTTAGAGTGTATTCGTCACTAGTAAATTTTATTTTTTGTTGTCGGGTTAGTTTTAACATTTCAGTCTACTCGCTTAAATCATTGCCATGCAACAATTCATCCTGTGCCTCTATTAACAACCTAGCAGACTCTGCCTCTACATCTTGGTACACCGTAGAAGTGGCAAGATCAACTTTCATATATCTATGAAAAGGCACATTTTCATGGTCTACAAACAGAATAGAATGCCCAACACCTAACTCTTCTAAAACTTGGTTTGCATCATTTTGGTCTGTTTCTATGCGTACAACATCAAGTGAATTATCCTGATATAAGTAATACATTATAAATTGCCCTTATAAATAATACCTCTAGCTGTTATGCCACTATTGCCATAAATTCTACCTGGGGTTGAAACTTTAATTTTGTATAAACCTGCGTTATTATTGTTTATACTCTGTGCGTTCTTTTGATAGTCGTTTGCAGTATTCCTACTAATAGACCCAGAATTAAAAATAGTGAAAGTAGAGCCGCCGGAATGATTTACAGCTTGTACGTTATAGCTAAAGTTGTTTCCGTTGTATGGGTAAAATTGGTTTTGGTCAAAAAAGCCATACATTTTATACCCACTTTTTAGGTAAACAGGGACTAAAGAAGTGGCTGATGCGTTTGCTCCGTTGGCGCTTGCTGACCAACCGCTACCAGAATAATCACTAGGTCCAGTAGAACCTGTAGACCCTTTAGGTCCTGTAGATCCAGTTTGACCTTTCTGGCCTTTCTGACCTTTCTGGCCTTTAGCACCAGTACTACCTTTAGCACCAGTAGATCCAGTTTGACCTTTCTGACCTTTAGCACCAGCAGAGCCTGTAGAACCAGTATTACCTGTAGGTCCTGTAGGTCCTGTAGCACCAGTTTGACCTTTCTGACCTTTAGCACCAGCAGAGCCTGTAGAACCAGTATTACCTTTAGGTCCTGTAGGTCCTGTAGCACCAGTTTGACCCTTTTGTCCTTTAGCACCAGCAGGTCCTGTGGGACCAGTAGGTCCTGTGGGACCAGTAGGTCCATTAGGACCAACCGCACCTTTAGCACCAGTATTGCCAGTATTACCTTTAGGCCCAGTAGACCCTGTAGGACCTATGGCTCCTGTGGCACCCTTTTGACCTGTAGGACCTGTGGGACCTATAGGTCCAGTAGGACCATTGGGACCAACCGCACCTTTAGCACCAGTAGGTCCTGTGGGACCAGTAGGTCCTGTAGGGCCATTAGGTCCTGTGGCTCCTGTGGCACCCTTCTGACCTGTGGGTCCAGTAGGACCAACCGCACCTTTAGCACCTGTAGGTCCTGTGGGTCCAGTTAAACCCTGTGGTCCCTGTGGTCCAACTGGTCCCGTAGATCCAGTAGCACCCGTGCCACCCTTTTGTCCTTGGGGTCCTGTTGGGCCAACTGCGCCTTTTGCACCAGCGGGTCCAGTAGGCCCAGTAGCACCTTGCGGTCCTGTAGCACCAGTGTCACCAGTAGCGCCCTTGGCTCCTGATGGGCCAGTTGCCCCCGTATCGCCTGTTTGACCCTTTTGACCTGTTGGACCTGTGGCACCATCTTGCCCATCGCTCCCGTCTGTTCCAGCAGAACCAGCAGGACCAGTAAGACCAGTAGGACCCGTTGCACCTGTATCTCCCTTTTGTCCAGTAGTACCTTGTGGACCTGTAGCTCCTAGAGCGCCCTTAGCACCTGTGGGGCCAGCAGGACCCGTAGGTCCAGTAGGTCCCACTGCACCCTGTGCGCCATCTGAACCAGTAGCGCCAGTAGTACCTGTGTCACCTTTTTGTCCAGTAGGTCCTGTAGGACCCGTAGGCCCAACAACGGCTGCGTTAGAAATAGTGGCCTTTTTCCAAGTAGAAGTATCTGTGTCATATACAGGTATAACATCAGAAGATGTGACAGCAGTAAAAGCAGAAAGCCCTGTGAGGGCAGATGACACATTGGCAGTGTCAGTTACATCAGCAGCAGTTTCAATACCATCCAGTTTCGTACCATCAGATGCGATATCACGGCCATCAATAGTTCCCACATCTGTAGTAATGTTTCTGCTGTCATCTATGACTTCAACGCCATTTATCTTTATTGCCATCTTCGTGTTCCCACTATTAGCTTATTATATAGTATCGTCCGTTTGAACGTCATTCGTTACAGACAATGTTCCTGTATTATCTAACTTAAACTTGTTTGCACCTTGGTACTTAAAGAATAAAGACCCACTATCCTCAGTGATAGTCCAATCCCCAAGATCCACAGTGCCTAATTCTAGTGTTGCAGAACCCATGTTGTCACCAGATTTTTGTACATACCTAGTGTCATGTGTGTGACTATCGTTTGCTACAGTTACGGTAATGTCTACATCTGCACTACCATCAAAACTTACGCTACCACTTGCGTCACCCGACAAAGATATTGTACGAGGGTTTGCAAGTACAGAGGAGCTATTAGCATTACCTGCAAGAATACCTATAAAAGAGTTAGCTTTAATGTCCCCGTAGGAAAATGATGCATGTGATACATCAATAGTGCCTGTAGGCTCAGGACTATACTCATCAAAGAAAGTCCAGTAATTTGTGGAGACATCGTAGTACATACCTACGTGGGTATAACCTACACCAGTTGTGCCAGTGTTTCTGTTACTGCCTATGCCCGTATCTACGTCTACAGGCGTAGCTTGGCCTGTCCACTGGTCATTTACTGTGTGACCACTAGTGGCATTAAACTTAACACTAATACCATCTTCAAGAGCTTGGTCATCCCCTGTGATAGCAATGAGACTTCCCTCAGTAGTTACAAAGTTATCAGTAGACCACTTAAAAGTGTCATCATTACCATGAGAACTGTCAATCTTAACGTAGAAAACTTTATTACTAGTTGTTCCAGTGTAGTGACCAGTGAATGAAGCATCGTTTAAACCTGTGCCAGTGAATGAAGGTGATGAAATAGTGTCACCAGAGTTAAGATACTGGAATGCACCAGATAAGCTAATGTTATTACTATTAGTAATAGTTTGCGTACCATTTACAGTTAAGTCACCATCAACAGTAACATCTGCATCAAAATGTGAGTTTCCTATAACTCTAATAAGATCAAAAGTATGAGGTTGAGTTTCCAGATATACACAACCATTACTAGCACTAGACAGAAGAACCAACCCTAAATCAGTTGTAAAGTAGGGGTAAGATGGAGGTTGTGTAGATGTACTACCTGCTGCAATACCTACATTAACACGCTCACCAACAGTGAGGGCAGAAGTATCAAAGAATACGATACCCCCCGTAACGACGAAACCGTATGCGTTGTTGGCAATGGCTGTAGGAAGAACTCCTACTGCTGCCGCTTTAGCTGCTGTTGTAGCGTCAGCTTTAGCAATGGTTGGTGTAGCGCCAGATTCACCAGTAAGATATACAGGAGATCCAGCGGAAATAGTACCACCTGAGTTATTATATACCTTTAATACTGTATCTTGACCAGTATGAACAGTCATATCGCTATTACTATTGTAATAAGCTAAACTTTCTCTTCCCTGATCGAAAAACAACCTACCCTCAGAATGAGAAGGGTTGCTAGACCCAGTGTTAAAATCTAAATACTCATCAATGTCAGTAGCAGACAATTGACCGCTTACATCTTTAAGTACAGCTTTGGCGGCAGGTTGAGTTACAAATATTAGTTTTTCACCCGCAGACCAATCTACTGTTGCATCAGAAGCTGATGATGATAATATCGTTGTACGTGAAAGTTGAGTGCCAGAAGCAGTGTAAGTCCCTATTCCAACCTCAAAATCTGTACCATCAGTACAAGCGTAATACGTGGTATTGCCATCACCGATAACTGAGAAACTTTGGAACCCTGCTTCGGCACCTGCTAATGTGTAAGATCCTGTTCCCGTAGTTGTGGTAGTTTCTTTCACACGATCTTTAATAACAAGTGCCATAGTCTATTCCTTATACAGGATCTGGGATACCAATATCAAATGCTGCCAGTGTAAACGTGTTCCCGTTAGTTACTGACTGCGATGCTGTTAGCAAAGATGTAGCAAGTAAACGTGAGTTTACAGTGTCTACGATAGCGTAATGAGTAACAGTACCTGTACCTGTGATTGATCCATCAGAGATAGCGTTTACTGTAACCTTACGCCCACCACCAGTACGATCCGCTGGGGCGTCTACAGATAGGCTAGTAGAGTTACCAAGGGAGTAGCTGTTAGTAGCTTCTAAATAAGTTGTAGCTTCTTGTGAAGTTACGTGAACTGCATTGGCTTCGGTGTCTAGTACGCTAAGTCCCTCATCAAACACCCGATCATTTAAGGTTGCCATTATTCTTTTTCCTGTTCTGTTGTTTCGTTTTCAACCCCAACGTCAGGGTCATAATCCAATTCAGCAATATCCATAAGGTTTTGTATAACTTCTGGATGATCTGCCACGTTAATATCTGCGCCGTTGAGGTTACGCAGGAATCCAGCAATCTCACGAAGATCATGTGGAGCGACATCACCAGCTTTAATTACTGGCATGAGGTCATAATTCAGACCGTTAATTTCCCAGAGGCTTTCTATTAGTTGCTTATTGAGTACGTCAACAATAGATTGAATGTATGATTCCAATGCCCGAAGGAACAGATCTGTTTTTGACTTGGACAGGGCATACGATCCACCCTGAGATCCAAGCATAAGAAACTCTGAAAGCACACTACGTGCAATATCGTGCTGGTAGCGGCGAACAATGGGGTCAATCTCAATGTTCCTTTTACCATTAGACGCCATCAACTCGACATCTACTAGTCTGATATTGGTAGGACTTCCGTTACTATCGGGATAGGTGTCGGAAGGGGTAATAATGTACCCTTGTTCGTTGAACTTAACGTCCCGTAGGATTTGCTGTAAGTTAGCGACGAATGCTGATTGAGCGGAAGTGGCGTCAGAAGAAAGATACTCACTAGGGATACGTGCAACAGGGATACCCGCAAGTTCCCTCTCAACTGCGATTGCCTCAATAGCTTGTAGATTATTAAGGTACTGATAGCTAGTATAGGCATTCCGAAGAATAGACCTACCAGAAGGGTCCCCGTTAATAGTAGTAGTTCTGTAATAGAGGCTCTTGCGAGATGGGATAAAGTGTTTGTTAGTTCCAGCATAAGAGCCTTCCTGATAAATACCTAACACTTCACCAGTCTGTTTGTCTACTTCAAACCTAGAGACTGTCCAAGGCGCACGAATAGCAATTTTGCGGATACCCATACGTCCATCAGAGAACTTAGACTTCTTCTTAGGGTTCGTATCAGTAGGGCCACTCCTACGCTTATACACAACCTCAAACCAAGCAAATCCATAAGATAGCGACGAAAGTGCTTCTGCAACGTGGTCATCAAGGGAATGCTCCATATCATCTAGTACAGATTGTACAAAGTCGGCTTCTCGCTGTGCCGCTGGGGTATCATTAGCGGGGAAAACCTTTAAATCAACATCACGAAGTACCTGCTCAGTTGCGTACATAACCGCACCGATTGTACTATCGTTGTCTCGCATTTCACGAAACTTGTTAATGGCCTTCTTACCACGCAGTTCGGCTAGAAACTCATCTGCTCGGATTTGTCCGTTACGTGTATTATCGCCAGCTACACCCAATACTGAGGTAGCTTCCGTTTTAGAGAGTTTCTTTACCATCTTATCTTAAACCCTTGGCATTGGAATACGCTAGTACTAGCTGTGGTTTTGCGTATCCATTCAGTGATAGGTCCGTTATAGCCCAAACTAAAGCATCAAGACGGTCTGGTGAGCCTATGGACCCTAGAGGTTCCCACTGTACCATCTGATCTTCTAAATCATTAAGTCCCTTTACATGCTTAACTTTCTTCTGTTCGTATAAGGCTGACACAGGCTCTGCCCTTGCCATCTTACCACGACTAGCATGTACTAACTTTATCGGGACGTTTTCATCTTCTGTTTGCAAGGTATGTCGGACCATATCACCACCTTGGTTACGTTCCGCAACAATACGGTCTGCCATGTGGGTGTGATATAGCTCTATGGCTTTTGAAGCCCATTCTTTTGGTGAATACTTACCTGTGTGATCCTCTAAGACGTAAGCTACGCCATCCTCACTAATACCTGCAACGACAATACCTGTCATGTCACTGTCAGTCTTATTAGTAATGGCGGGATCTACAGATACAACAATACGGGACAAGGCTGGAACCTCATCCCGATCTATCTCGCATTTGTGTAAGAGTTCCCTATTCCATAAAGCACCTGATGCTTCGTCAAGGATCTCTGCATATAATTCTTGCCTACCAAGGCGTGTACCCTCATAGGTCTTCTTGACTGCCTCAATAAACGTATCAGCTAAGTTGTCTGCGTTATCAAACGTAGAACCCTTAGAAATATGCGTTTTATCGTCATCTATGATGCTACGGAGCAGTTTTGTCGTTTTTGGCGTAGTTGTGATAAAAACTTGCGGTTTTCGGCCTAAACGTAGGCCAAACATCATCATATCCCAAGTTTCTTGTGCGTTTCGCCATGCACACAGTTCGTCCGTCCAAGCTGAGTAAGCTTGTGGTCCACGTAGGCGTTCTGGGTCCTCTGCGGAGAAGAACACGGCTTTCGATCCGTTTTCCCAAGTTAGCGTGTTGTTCGTGGGGGACCATATAGGGAAACCAATTTGTTTACCACGGTACGTCCTATCACCTTTCCAGCAGACATTAAGTAGCCCACTGTCACCTTCAACCATAACACGCCTAACATCTCCTTTAGTTGGCGCAACACAGTGGACAATCTTATCGCCCTTCTTGATCCTGTGTCGGACCCATTCGGCACCAGCACGGGTTTTACCCCAGCCACGACCAGCAAGTGCAAGCCAAGCATTCCAATCACCTTTAGGTTCTAGTTGTTCAGGTCTAGCCCAAAACTCCCAGTTAAATCTAAGTTCTTCGTTTTTAGCTGGTCCTAAAGACTTTAGTATCTCAGCTACTTCTGAGTCGGGTAACGTTCTCAGATCCTTCGCCGTTATTGGGAGAGTCATCTTTCTTGCCTAACAATGTCATCAAACTGTCAATAGCACTAACGTCTTCATCGGGATCGCTATTGCTCTCAACCTCAACATTAGTTTGTGTTGGGGACCAACCACCCTTACTGCGTAAGAATAGCTCTGCTGCCTTAAAGTCACCGTCAAGGGCCTGTTGTATCACGACAGAACCAATCTGACCTACAATCTCTGCTCTCTCTGCTGCTATGTCATCACCATAGAGCTTATAGAAGGTTGCAGATGAGGAGGGTGCTTGTTGATACTTCTGGATAGAAGCCATAATGTCCTTAACAGCGACACCATTCCTGATACCGCTACGGACAGCTTTTGCGATATTTTCGCTATACTTTATTTTGTCCATTACCACGACACCTAAATAAATATACTGTTGGGGGGTTGTAGGGTACT